TTCCCTTATGATAATGAAACTCTTAATCTTGCGTCAACGGCTGTTATTGTTGCAGATGGTAATAGATATGACTGAAGTAGTAAAACCTTTTAAAATTCTTAATGTTAGAGAAGAACCAGATGGAAATCAAGGTGTACAATTTGAAGTTTTAAAAGCAACTTATGTAAATGAAGAAGTAACAAAAACATTAAAGATGAATACTTACGTTTCTGTACCAAAAGATGATGATATTGATACTTTTTTATTTAATTATTTATCCAAAGGAGGTTGGTTTTGAGTTATCATACTGAAACTTATTTTTCTGGTGAAAACAACAGAAATATGTATGAAGCAAATTCAAAGGAAGCAATAGAGATATTTGACCAAGTTAAAGCTAAATTTGATTGGGCAAAAAAAGATGATGCGTTTGCTATATCTTCTTCATTAGACCACGAAATTTTAAATGAGCCTGTAATTTCATTTACTTTAACAAGACCAGTTGTAGAAGCATTAGTTGGAATAGAATATGCTCTAATTACACGCAAATTCTGTATGAATAGTAAAACTTCTTTTATTAAAATTTATCCTATCTGGAAAGAAGATTATCCTAATTTTTTACCAAAAGGATGTACTGTTTTATTTAAAGGAGAAAATCGTGTTGAATTTGGCAGACCAGCACCTAATGGATTAGATGATTGGTATGATTGTTATTTTACTGGTGACCCAGCAACTATTGAAGCTCATTTTGAGTTATCTGAAAGAAGAGGAAAATATGATACTTTTTATGGAGTTACAGTTAAAGATGGTTTAGTAGTAAGGAAAAAACAATATATTTACGATAGTCCAACCATGTTTACAGATTGGGATGTTGTTCATTTAATACAAAAGAAAAGGCAAGGATTATGACAGTTGAACCTGTATTTTTTTGGAATTTATTATTAACTCTTGTAATTGCACCAGCAGTATTTATCTTTAGGGGATTACAACAAGAAGTAAAAAGGATAGATATTCTTTTAAATAAAACTAGAGAAGATTATGCCAAGAGGGATGATGTTACTCAAGCAATCAATCGGTTAGAGGAAAAAATTGACCGAATATTGGAGAAATTAAAATGAATTTATCAGAATTAAAAGACCAGTTAATAATTGATGAAGGTGTTAAATATGAAACATATTTAGACCATCTTGGTTTAAAAACTTGTGGAATTGGTCATCTTTGCAGAGAAGATGAGCCAGAATTTGATTTGACTATAGGTACTCAAATATCAGAGGAAAGATGTACAGAATTATTTGAGCAAGATATACAAAGTGTTATCATAGACTGTAAAAAAGTTTATGAAAATTGGGATGATTTGCCAGAAGACTGTAAACAAATATGCGCAAACATGATGTTTAATCTTGGATTGCCTCGTTACAGTAAATTTCGTAAGCATATTCAAGCAGTTATGGATGGCAACTGGAAGGAAAGTGCAAATCAGATGCGTCAAAGTAAATGGTATCATCAAGTTACAAATCGTGCAGAAAGATTAGCATTTAGAATGGAAAATATAGTTGATTAATGACATGGGTTTTATTAGTGTTTTTATCTGGTACTGTACAAGAATCGGTTTATTTCAATGATTTGGATTCGTGTCTTAGAATTGCATCAAAGATTAGAAACCAAAACTATGACTTGTCCCTCTCTGGAGATAGTAAGATATGGGTCAAAGCTTATTGCGTTCCTAAATCAGTTCCTAAAAAAGAGTAAGAAATGTATGAATACAAAATAAAAGAAGTTTCTAGGGTTGTTGATGGAGATACAGTTGATTTGATTATTGATTTGGGTTTTTCCTTAACAAAGAAAGAAAGAGTTAGATTAGCTGGTATCGACACACCAGAGAGCAGAACTAGAGATTTAGAAGAAAAAGAATTAGGAATTGAAGCAAAAGATTTCTTACACAAAAGATTATCAGAAGGGTCTAATCTAACTGTACAAACAGAAAAAGATGGTAAATATGGAAGAATGTTAGGTTGGATTTACATTGGTTCACAGAATGTGAACAAAGAAATGATAGAGAGAGGATATGCTTGGGAATACGACGGAGGCACAAAAGAAAAAGACCTTAATGCTTTAAAAATAAAAAGGGGATTAATTACTGAAGTATGAAATTAATAGATATAAGTTATAGAACTAATAATGCTGATGCCAAATGTTATGTCAGTAAAAATTTTAAAAATATGGATTATACTATTCAAATGGATTGTTTAAGTGATGCAATTAGTGAACTTGAAGATATTGCACAAAATTTAAGAAAAGAATATATGGCAAAGCTAGAAAAGAATGATAGAACAAACAGTTAATGGAACAGAAGAGCATCTTGAAGATGGTGAAATAATAATTGAAGAAGGGGCATTTACTGGTTTTGAAGGTAAAACAATTAACATAACAGATAGTTCTGGTAATGGAAGTGATGTTGAAGCTGGTATACAATTTATTTATCACATGAGAGAACATATTATAGATATAGGAATAGCAACTGTTTATGGATTAGTTGTATATGCTTTATTTTTATGGATAACAAAAACAATAAAGGGGTTTTAAGAGGGGGGTCTGCATGCGGGTGCCACCCTCCTCACCAGTTATGAGGGGTAATTGTTTAATTTAAACTTAATAAACTTTATTAAATTATTTATTTGCTAATATAATCTGCAATTATCCCTCACCAAACAAAGGAGTAAAATATGTTTAGTTCTATCATAGGTCCAATAAGTTCTCTTGCTGGAACATGGTTACAAGGCAAAGTAGACAAAGCTAAAGCAGAAACCGATATAAAGGTAGCTAAAGCACAAGCAGAAGCAGAAGTATATCGTACCGAAGCAACATCTGAAATGCTTATGGAAAAAGAATTAACTTCACAAATGGGTGATAGTTTAAAGGATGAATTTTGGACTTTTGTGTTTGGAGCAATACTTATCTGTTGTTTCTTGCCGTGGACACAGCCTTATGTAAAAGATGGTTTTGTGTTCCTAGACCAGAATTGTCCATCTTGGTTCTCTAACATGCTTTATATCGTGATTGGGAGTGCATTTGGAATGAGGTTTGGAAAACAAGGTCTGCAAATTTTAAAATCAAGAAATGCCAAAACTAAGTAATAAACAAAATTTAAGATTTGGAGGTTTGGTTGCTGTATTAAGTGGCAGAGAGCCTTATGATAGTATTTTTGAAGATTTGAAAGAACAAGGATTTGTAGGCAAGAGCCACAATGGTGTTTATCTCACACAAAAAGGAATGAATGAAAAAGACAGATTAGCAACTCTTGCTGGTTTGATGGTAGAAAAAGATAGAGCCTATGCCCTTAAATCTAAGAAAGACCAATAAATTCAGTTGGAAGTATACAACTGTTTGTATCTGTCCACAAATCTCTATCCCAAGTATTACATCCAAGCATTAAATTTAACATAATGAATATAAATAAATAAGAAATAAAAATTATTGTCATCATAATTGACAAATTTTTAAGAAATATCTTGGTTCTTAACATCATCTAACTCCTTAACAAAAATTTGATAGTAAATAGCATTTATAATTTCTCTAAAACTTTCTTGATTGTAATGTGAAATATCAATTTCCATAACAAGTGTTTTAAATCTTTCTAAATTTTCAATTGTTAGTTTTTTGTTCATTCTTTTCTCGCATCATAAAATCACACAACATAGCAACTCGAGGGGATATTTTTTTAGTTCCCTTCTCAAGTTGACATATCATACTTCTAGTTGCATACCCAAGTCTTTCGGCAAATTGTGCTTGGGTATATCCTAGTTTATTCCGAACTTTTTGAAATTCATTCGGTTGCATTGTTTTTTTCCGTAAAATAAGCATCTCCATCTCGTATCTTTGATTGTAGTGGTTCAATGATGGTTGCATTTATATCGTCAAGTTTATCTACAATGTCCTCAAGTGTGTCATCATAATAAGCAAGTGCACCTTGATTGATGTATTTAGAAATTTGCATACAACTATCATTAATTTTAGTTTTGATGTCTAGCATGATATTTTCATCATTCATTACATCGTCTTTGCATCCCTCTAGGATATATTTATTTGTTTCTGGCATATCGCCCTCCATGTTGTTTATGAGTATATATTAACATAATGTTTACTAATGTCAACTATTATTAACAATTTTTTCTAAAAATAATTTATCAACTGGGAAAATAGTTTTATTAAAGTCCTTTTTTTTCTCGTTATATCTATGAACATAAACATGAACATTATGTATTTCAGCAATTCTGCATCGTCTACCAGTTTTATTTAAATGTTGTTTTGGTGTAAATGGAATGATTACTTCAAGTCCTTTTTGTAGTTTCATTTTCTTTTTACCTCATAATCTCTATTATAAAAATCATCATAAAAATACAAACATAGTTTTCTGTGATAATGATGTTCAGACTCTGGCAAACAAGTATAATAGTTTCGCATAAAATCTTTAATGCCTCTGTCGTATAATTCGCATAAAACAAAATCTAAATAATCTTTGTTAGTTTTAGTCATGTGATTATTATTTTTATATTGTCTTAATATTGCTAATAAACATTCTTGCAAAACATCATAGTATTTATATTTTTCATTTGGGTATTCTTTTATTTTTTGTTCTATAAAATTACCTAATTCATGAAGTATTTTACTTTCCTTGTTAGCAAAAGTTTTAATCTTCAAACCAACATCTTCTAAAGCATCTTCACTACAATGTGGTCTTTCATCTCTGGTAAAATTAAATTCCATCCAATTATAAATTAATTTATTTTTCATTACTCCATCTCCCATCTATAAAAACAATGAGCATTAATACAAATTGTCGGTGTCATTGTGTTTGCCCATGATGGATAGACATAGTTAGCATGATAATGTGTAGCACCTTCAGAAAGGTCAATATAAAGACTTTCATGAATAACAGCATAAGAAATAGTTTTCGCCCATTCATATGCTTGAGTATCAGTTATAATTTCATCCTTTCCATCACAGTAAAAACTGAAGGCACATTTATGTTTAACCATTATGTCAGTTCCTTTGTATCTCAATCCATCAGTTACGACTTCACATACAGTATTTGGAAATCTCCAATCGTTAACACGATTTCTAATTACTTGAGCAACAGCAATTTTTCCAGCATCTGGTTCTCCTCTTGCTTCAAAGTAAATCGCATTGGCCATACAGACCAATGCAGTTGCAGTTTCTAAAAGAGCCATTAGTAATTCTCCTCTTCTTCATCTTTCCAATTATTGTAGAATTTTAATTGACCATTAGCATCCATGTTTTTATCAGTAAATTCTTTGATGTCTTTGATAAAATAAACTTCTTCTTCAAGAGTTTCGATTGTTATATCCGTGCCTATTGTTTCTCCTTGTTCATCAGCACAAAGTAACAAAGCCTTACCCCCAAGAGGTGTTGGATAATGTGGTCCCCAAAAACCTTTTGTATTTCGTAAGGCAAAGAATTTTTGATTTGCTTTGAATACACCTTCGTCATCCACATATAATCCGTCTTTAGGAAAATTAGTTTTTTCATATCGTGTAACAGTTGCAACATCAAAATGGTCTGCATCAATAAGGTTTAAAATATCTGATGAGTTATTAAAATCAATTTCTGTAAATGATTTAATATGTGGGTCAATCAATATTGCTCTCATTTTTTCTCTCCCACAAGTACATATTCAGCAAATGTTTTTTTGTTTTTGGTTACGTAATTTGTATTTATTTCATAATCAAATCGCAATCTGTGAATTACAGCAGATAATCTAAAGCATCCAAATAATTCTAATGCTTCTAATGGTGTTATAGTTTGTCCTTTTTTAAGGTGTTCTAAAATTCTGATGTCTTGAGTTTTTTCCATGTTGACCTCCTATATGTTAGCAGAATTTTGAGTTTGAAAATTAAGAACAGCAATATCTTCTTTGAGTTCTTGTATTACAGATGGTGGAAGTATATGTTTCTTTTCCATCTTTTCTATCTTGTTTTGTAGTTCTACAATTAAGATATTAGCAATTTCACATTTATTAATTAATTTTTGATTTCTAGTCATTTTTTTTCTTTCTTGTTGTTGTTATAATTATAATATAATATATCTGTTCACCTGTGTCAACACATAAGTTAAATTTTTTTCCAAATACATAAATCTCTTTTAAGATTTCTGAAGTATTTTTTAATTTCCCAAAAAGTACCCCAATAAAATTCTGAATTAATTTCTAAAATCATTTCATCTAATCTATTCATTTTGTTTTCCCATGTAGTTGTTAATTAATAGTAACATACTTGTTCACCATTGTAAACAATAAAAACAACAAAAATGAACTTTTTTTTTAAAAATATTTAAATTAATTTAAAATTAGTTGTTGACAATAGTAAACTTATGTGATACTATTAATAATAATAAAAATTTAACAACAAGGGAAAATCTATGAAATATGATTATCAAAAAAAATATTCAGAATATTCAAATTCTGATTTAATTAGATTTCATAATAATGCAAGAATTACTTATTATGGATGTATCGGACATTTTAAATCTCAACAAAATGAGGGCAGAATGTCCATGATTGCAAGAGAACTCAAAAATCGAGGAATTACAGAAATTCCAGAATTAAAAGAGGAGGGCGAAATTGGATACAATGGAGATGGTGCTTATTAATTATTGATAATAATAACCATTGTGATATGATGCCTTCAACAACACATGGAGGCATTATGTCATTTACTGCACTTGCATGGGTATCTAACCAATCATGCAAAAACTCAATCAATAAATTAATTCTTTACTTGTTGGCTAATTATGCCAATGAGAAAAATGAAACTTATCCATCATACAAACATTTGGCAAAACTAGCAGAATGTTCAGAAAGAACTGCAATGAGGTCTGTTAATGAACTTATTGCATTGGGATTAATCACAAAAGAAAAACGATTTACTGATGATGGAAAACAAACAAGTAATAAATTCATTCTAAACATTAGGGGTGTCAAAAACAACACTGAGGGGGTGTCAAAACAAACACCCAATACTATAAGAGATATACAAAATAATAATAGTAGTATTGTGGATAATGGGGATAATGTTCTATTTGACCAATGGTGGAAAGAATATCCAAGAAAAGATGGTTCTAAAAAGAATGCTTTACAATCATTTATAAAATTAAAATCAGAAATTAGTTTTAATGATTTAATGATAAAGACTAAAATATTTGCACATCAACAAAAAAATACTGAAAAAAGATTTATTCCTCATGCAACTACATTTTTAAATCAAAAAAGATTTGAAACTGTTGAAAATGTTGATACTATGAAATCCAACAAAAATAACCTTGCTGGGTAACAACATGAAAAATTTATCAGATTATGGTATCAAATTAAGATACAATTCCGTAGGAAATCAAAAATTAACTTGTCCTCAATGTTCACATACACGAAAAAATAAACATGACCTTTGTTTATCCGTAACTGTAAATCAAGATGGTTCATCAGTTTGGAAATGTCATAATTGTGAATGGACTGGTGGAATAAATAATGAAAACAAAAATTATAATAAAAATTTTAAAATTGTTCCAAAACCATTAAAAAAACCAGACAATATGGATAAACCATATAAATTTTTTCAAGACAGAGGAATAAGCAACAAAACTGTTGATGATTTTAATATATATGAAAAATTGTTTTACTTTGGGGATGGCAATAAAAAATCAATTGTTTTTCCATACTATGAAGATGAAATATTAGTTAATAATAAATATAGAAGTTATGATAAAGAATTTCGTCAAGAGAAAGATGCTAAAAGAACTTTATTCAATATTGATAGAGTTAAAAAATATTGGTCTGAAAATAACAAGTTTGTCTTATTTGTTGAGGGCGAAATGGATGCCTTATCATTTTATGAATGTGGCATTGAATATGTTACATCGTTGCCAGATGGTGCACCTAAAGAAGCAAAATTTGTAAAAGACGATAAAAGATTTCAAGCCTTAAATAATGCACAATGGTTACATCAAGCAGAAAGAATTATAATTGCTGTTGACTCTGATGATGCTGGTAATGCTTTGCATTTGGAATTAGTTCATAGATTTGGAAAAGATAAATGTTGGGTTATAGATTGGTCAGATTATTCTGGTTTTCATGATATAGAAATTAAAGATGCCAATGAATATTTGATGGCACATGGAAAAGATGCACTTCTTGAAATCGTAACTAAATATGTAAAACCATATCCAGTAGATGGAATTTTTACTGCAAAAGATTATACAACAGAAGTAAAGAATATTTATAATGGTAATATATCAAGACCAGTTTCAACAGGGTTTAAAAATCTTGATGCAATATATAAAGTAATGCCATCCACATTTACATTGGTTACTGGTGTTCCCAATCATGGTAAATCAAATTTTCTTGACCAACTTTTAATTAATTTAAGTCAACAACATAAATGGAAATTTTTGATATTTTCACCAGAACATTCAACAGCAAATCATATAAGAAGGTTATCAGAAAAGATAATAAATAAACCATTTGATATTGGTCCAAATGAAAGAATGAGTAAAGATGATTTGCAAAGAGCAATGGATTTTCTTGATGATAAATTTTATTTTATAGAGAGCAAAGAAAATATACCAAATATTGAATGGATATTAAACAGGGCAAAACAAGCTTGTTTTAAATATGGAATAAATGGAATTGTTGTTGACCCATATAATGAGATTGACTCAACTAGAAATACTAACAAAAGAGAAGATGAGCATATAAGAGATTTAATTGCACATTGTAAAAAATTTGCAAGAACACATGAAGTAGCTTTTTGGATGGTAGCACACCCATCAAAGATGCAACGAACACAAGAAGGAGTTATCCCAGTTCCAACTCTTTATGATGTTAGTGGTTCTGCACATTGGAATAATATGAGTGATGTTGGTCTTGTTGTTCATAGAGATTTTGAAACTAATCAAACTAGGATTATAACTAGAAAAGTAAGAGAACAAGGATTGTATGGACATATAGGTGAATGTTTTTTTAAATATGATTTATCAACTCATACATATAAGGAAGATAGAACAATAGAGACTTCGCAAGATTATTATTGGCAACAAGATTAAAATAATATATAGTATATTTAACCAAAGTGATTTGGTTTTCATGTTGTTGTTAAAGGGGGGTAACATTTATTTAATTAGGTGTTACCCTTTTTTTTAGGGGATATAACATACATGGAAGTATGTTTTCATGCCTCTAGTGGTCTTTAAAACAAGATTTATTTAGGTATTTTATGTCAAATTACAGTATTGAGCAATTATATGACTTTATAGCACCAGAATATGAAAGTCTGCGAAATGAACCAATTAACTATGTAGAAGATGAAATTATATCCAATATGCTTTCAGTTCTAGGTGGTAAGAAAGTTCTTGATGTTGGATGTGGTACTGGCAATCTAATTACACTTGGTCAATATGAACCAGAACAATATCTTGGTATTGATATAAGTGCAAACATGATTAAAGAAGCAAAAAGATTTTATCCAAATTATAATTTTAAAAAACATGATGCTAGAGAAAAGATAAAAGGTAAATATGATTTGATAGTTTCTATATTTGGGCAAATCAATTATTTTGGTATTGATGAATGGTTAAATATTATAAAAAGAAATCTTAGTAAGAATGGTAATTTTTATTCAATAATGTATAGCAATACATATAAACCAAATTATGTAAATGGTCATGCAATACAATATTCCGTTGATGACATAAAGGGAAAACTAGAGCATCTTGGAATATTGCATCGCATTGTTGGTCTGTCTTTCTCGTCTGATAGTGGGAAAACATTTAGACAAGAGTTACAATTCCAACAGACCATCATGGAACTTAATCAAACAATCGGTTGTCGATATTGGGTAATTTTGGGGAAGAATGTTTAAATCTTTGTGGCACTCTCCCATTTCCAGTATCGTGATTATAAGAATGTTCCAATGCCTCAGTTAGATAATTCATATCTAAACCGAAGTCCTTGTATCCTTGTTTAATGACATTATAGTACATTTCCATAGGTGGATTTATATTATAACTATTCATTTTATAGGATAGCATTCTTTCATTACTTGGTGTTTTAAAATATATCTTTCCATAGAGAGTTGGATAACCCTCGTATCTATCTAATGCTTCTTCACAATCATCAGTTATTTTCCAAATGCCTACAGGCACAGATGAATTAGCATCTTCTATAATATCAGCAACCCCTTTGAAAACAAGTTTCCATCCTTTTAAATTTAATGTTCCATAAGGTTTTGCTTTTGGACATCTAAGTTGCATTTGTTCAATATTGAGATTGCTCCCATATCCTAAATAAAGTTTCATATTGTTGTCCTCCCTTCAAGAGTTGCAAAGTGATTGTGTCTATCTACAAGATAGGTTCTAGTTGGAGTATCTATCCCTGAGTAAAAATTCTCTGGTTCTTGGTTCTCCAAATTGAAAGTTGAATTATAAAAAAGTACAAAATCAGAATTTAAAACAAATTCTTCACTCTTTATGTATTGTCCATGAAAATAAAAATTAGTTAATTCTTCAGAAGTTTTTGTAAATTGTAATTCATTATTCTCATTCAAGAAATTCCATTTTTGTCCGCCAGAGTATTTAACATTCCATCCTTTTTTAGCAAATAACATTTTGATTTCCCCAAAAGAATTAGAAGTATTTTTTCTATGGGTTTTTCTAATGTCAGAAGTTCTGTCATTGTTAATAGTCTCATTTACAAATCCTACAAGAAATGAAAGCCAATTTAAAATCTTTGTGTGGTCCATTGTACCAGAGTGTTGTCTAAATTCTAAAGTTCCATATTTTCTCAAACTCTCAAGATTTATTTTCTTATATCTAGTCCTTAACAATGACCACATTCCTCTCAAACTTCCATCATAATTATTGACTCTTCTTACATCATTTCTTGAAATTTCAAGGCAATACATATTATTGCTATCTCTTCTTGATATAGGCATAATCAAATCAATATCATTTTTATAGTCAAAATATCTTTGAAAAATCTTTTTGATTTGTTCTGTAGTCATTCCATCCCATTTAAGATGAATATGAAGTCCACAAGTTCTGTTAACTTCTATATTTTGCATTCTGTTAAGTGATTGACAAATTCTAGTAATTTGGTCAAAAACATTTTCTTGATTTAAAATTGGTGATACAAGTTCTGCACCATTTGTTGAACCATCTCTCACAATTTTCCAATAAGGAGTTGTATTATGAGTATATCCAACATCATTAAATTCAATATCAGTAATTTCATTTCTTAAATGATTAAGAACATTTTGATTTGACTCTCTGACAGTTTCAATTTCAATTCCAATTGTCATTCCTAAATCTTCAATTATGTTTTTAATATTTAAATTTTCCATTTTTTTGTTTTCCCTAAATCTTTATTATGATTAACAGTAACATAATAATTTACTCTTGTAAACATCTTTTTTAAAAAAAAACAACTATTTATCTATATTATTGATTTTATTGAAAAAAAATATGTGTTGACAATGGGAAACATAAGTGATACTATAAGAAATAATTAATTTTTTTGGAGAACAACAACATGGATAAAAAAGAAAAAAAATTAATCAAAAGAATTGATATGGCACTTCATGTTCAAGAACTTTGTGCTGAACATAAAATTACTGTTGACTATCAATCTTTAGATGAAAATGTACCTAGATACATGGCTAATATAAATGCAAAAAGAATTCGCATAAGACCTACAAAAAATACAGGTTATTATGTTTCTGCTCTGCATGAGATTGGTCATGTTGTTTGTCAAAACAGAAGCAAACTAATCAATGGGTCATATATTTATGATTTGAATAATGACTCAAATGATGAAGATATGACTTTATCATATACAGCAAATGCTAATTCAAGAATAGAATGTGAATTACAAGCATGGATTTATGCTTTCTCAAATGCTCTTACATGGACAACAACTGCTGAAAGAATAATGAGAAGAGCAATGGACTCTTATGGATGGAGACAACCACATAAAGACTTGTGGAGCCAATTGACAGGCATTCCATTTGAAGAGGGAGAGATTGCAATTGCTGAAGAGGTAAATATTCTTCAACAATCTATAAGCCATGAAAAAGAAACTTCTAAAAGGATATTGGCTTATGGATAATATATTATTTGCAAATCAAGTTCTTGCTGGATTATCTAATCCGGCAAGGGGTCTTGTTGCCTTCTGTACAAAAAGGAGAGCTGGTAATCGAGATAGTAATTCAAATGCAGAAATGTCAAGAAGAAAAAATATGCGAGATATTGCTGATGCTCAAAAATTTTATGTCGATAGAGAACTTGTAAAAACTGCTGTTCAATTATCATTTTCAAAACCAAAAGAATTTATTGAATTAGTACAAAGAGCAAAACCATGTTTCAATAATCTCTGGTTAGAATGGGATGAAGAATATAGAGTTGATTGTTTGAAAGAAGAAGTATTGAAAACACTTGACCCAAAATATCATGAAATAATTGACCCATCAAATAACAAGATGGAAAAAATTGGTTATCATATTCAACAACTACATGGCAAACCATTCTATACAATGTATGGTGCTGATAGAAAATTTGAACATAACAAAATCTATATATCAAGAACTGGATTTTATTTTACCAATGATGAACATTTATTATCAGACGAATTTAAAGAAAGAGTTGATTATGACAGAAATAACCCATCTTGGTTAACTGAAGATAGATACAAAATAATTGGTAAGATGATGGGTAAATCCTATGTTGCTCATTATTTTAATTCATTAGGTTTGTTTGAGGAATATGTAAGTAGAACCCTTTATGACAAAGTTACTAAAATTCCAAATGAATTACTTACATCAAAAGACAATTTGGATTTGAAAAGGGTCATGGATTTTTGCTTGGATAGATTTGAAACTGCTCAATCAATAGGGCAAGAAATGTTTTTGACAGATAAACAATTTGCCACAGGGTATGATTTCCATGAAATGTCAACAATTGTTGATGGAGAAACAACTGCAATGGACGGAGATTTGAGATTTCTTGTTTGTGTTTTAGGATTACTAAATTATGACCACATCAAATACAATGATGCCAAGACAAGTCCAAAGATAAGACATTTAAGATATGGTGTTCAAGCACCTAAACATTCTTACAAACTTATCACAATTGATTTACCTCATAACATCAGAAAAGTTTACAAAGGAATAACTACAGGTATGGGAAGTCCAAAGGCTGAACACATGAGAAGAGGACATTGGAGATTAACTAAATACAAAGATGGTACGACCAAGAGAATTTGGATTAAACCAATGAAGGTTGGGAATAAAGAATTTGGAACTATTGAACACGATTATATTTTAAGAGGTAGAAAAAGAGATAAATTGTTGACATAAGTAAACAGACATGATACAAATAATAATAAACAACAACTATGAAAGATAAAAAAATGAAACTAAATTATGTAGAAAAATTAGATAAAATTTTGTCAGATTGTGGATATGTTCACACTTATGCAGAAGTATCTGGTCTTGAAGAAGTATACATTATTCAAAAAGATGGCACTTGTATTTTCAATGATTTTGTTTTGAATAAAGAAGAATACAAAAGAGAAAGATTAAAACTTCTTGATATTTACAAATACAAAAAAGAACATACGAGGTATTTGTAATGAATAGATTTATCATTGAAAGAAACCCACGATTAATTGCTAAATCATTATGCGACCAACACATTGTAAAAATGCCAACAGAAGAAGCACAGATGTTGTGTACTACAATCTGGCATTATGCACCAGATTATGCAGAAGAACACAATCTATATAAACCAGTACATCAAAAACATCCATGTACTTTATGGGCAATGGAAAATGCTTCTAACTTCTATTTTGCTCATCAACTTTATGTTTGGATGTGTCAAGAGTATACTATTAGATACAATAAAATACATGGTGCAAGTAAACATTATGTTTCATTGTTTAATGCTATGAAATTTTTACCAGAAGGGGAACAAACTCAACACCCTCAATGTTTTGGCAAATATGAGATATTAAAGACTGAAGAGTTTTATCCTATCAATGCTTACAGAATGTTTTATGTGTATGACAAAACATTTGCTAGATACAACAATGGTAGAGATAGACCAGAATGGTTTATTGATTGTTCTTCTTTGACCAAGCACTAGTTGCCATAAATGTTGCAAGTATACCAAGATTTGCAACAACGAAGGTAGATATTAAAGAAGTACATAATTGAACTCTTGTATTTGGTATTATAGGACTTAGAACTAACAATATAACTCCTATAACACTAATCATTGAAACCCATGCCATCATTCTGATTTGGTCATCTTTTTTATCATTATTTTCAAGACGAGTTAATCTTTCTGCTAATTCTAATTCATCATCATCAACAATGCCATCATTGTTAAGGTCTAAATCATTATACTTTGATTTTGTTTGTAATTTTTTTTGTGTCATTTAAAACTGTCCTTTATACTTCTAATTACATTTTTTAATGTAAATGGTTTTTCATTTGGTCTGTATTTACATTTTATTTGTCTTGGACATTCACCAGCACCAATTGGTACATATTCATTCCATTGAGTATAATTAGCACCAACATAAATACAAACCCTTGTTTTGTTTTCTAGTAATTGTTTAGCTAACCTACAAGTAGTATGCTCTTTATCTCTAGCAAAAGTTACAATTGCTAAAAATGATATTACACAAAAGAAAATTAAAAAATAATAAATAATATTATAAAGCATAATCATTAACTAACACTCATGGTAATTAACCAAATCATCCATCCAAGAGCACTTACACCCACAAGACAAGCTAATCCCATAATCGTATAATCTCTAATCATTCGTTTTTGCTCTGCTCTAGCATAAATTGCCTCTTGTCTTGCTTTTCTTATTCTGCCTTCTTCTCTTAACAAACCTTCCCAACCAGCAAGACCATAATGACCAACAATCCAGTTTTTAAGTTCTTCTCTTTGTTTCTGAACTTTTATTTTTGCACTATAACTTTTCATAGCAACTTCTTCGACAGAACCATTAAATAATTTGTCAAAGGTTGACGGATTACTAGAACTCTTATTTATATTATCAATATCAGAAACAGCACCCATCCATTTACCAATGGTTTCAGACATTTCTTCAATATCTTTTCCATGTTGGATAAGTTTTTTTATTTGTGAATATGTTTGACTAGCAACTGTAACAGCAGTGCCTAACGTAATTGGGTCTATCATAATCCTCTCTATGACAACCCATCTGGGTTATTAGTATACTTCTGTAATTATTAAAGGTGGTTTATAAGTTTCTAAAATTTTCTTTTTTAATTTATAAACTGGTGTCCTTGTTGCTTTTGATTTTACATCTTCCAATATATAGGTATTTGTAGTTTTATCAAGATATTTAAAGTCGCCAATGTAATGTCCAATTTGTTTTCCATTGACTATTAATGGTATTCTAGGTTGGCATTCAAGTTGGTTTATAACTCCGATTTTTTGCATTTGTTGAAGTTCTAAATATCTATTTGCTTCTTTTTTTGAATCAAAAGTTATATTATCTATTTTTGTTTTTACTGCATTGAATTTATTATATTTTTTATACATTTTTTTTATTTACATTTATGAAATTGTATTATATAGTAAACACAGAATGAACCTACGAGGTTGGAGATAAATTATGAATACATTTGAAAAACACAACATATCCTATTTATCCCCAAGTACCATAAATCTTTTCATATCTCAACCAGCATTATGTATGTTGAAATTTGCTGGTTATACAGATGATGAGGTTGGGCCCCCAGCATGGAGGGGAACTGCTGTTGATAAAGCAGTTGGGAAAGGTGTTATTGAGGGATGGGAATTAGAACATTTAACAGAAGATGCAACAACTTCTTTTTGGGATGAGTACTCAAAATATCCTCATGTAATTACACCAAAAATTGGAGAGAAAGCAGAAAAAGAAGCTAAATTAATACCACCTATGATTAAGAATGCTATGGATTTTTACAAACCATTAGGGAACGTACAATCAATACAAGGCAAGATTAAAATGTTTTTTGATGATATAGAAGTTCCATTTATAGGATATTATGATTTAGAATATGAGGACACTATCAGAGATACTAAAACTGTTTCAAGAACAATGTCTGGTATTGCAAATAGTGCTAAGAGACAAGTAGCTATATATTCATTTGCCAAAAACAAAGAGGCATGGATTGATTATGTAACTGCAAAAGAGGTTCGGTCATTCAAATTAGAGAATGCTGAATACTGGTTAAAACAAGTAGAGATAGCATCACATTCAATAAAAAAAATACTGTCATTTTCAGATGACATATTAGAATGTTGTCAACTTGTTTACCCAGATTTAGACCATTGGATGTGGTCTAAAACCATGACCAACAATGCGAGAACTGTTTGGGATATGGACAATCCAAAATTAAATGCAACAACGGAGAGATAAATGACTATAACTGTATTAAAAGCTATTGAGAAAGCTAGACCTAATTTTAAGGAACTCAAAAGGAGTGGAGAAAATTCATTCTTTAAATCAAATGGTGTTTCACATAGATATTCAACATTAACGGATATTTTTGATGCTTGTTATTCTGCATTGCTAGCAGAAAATCTTACTATTGTTTATCAGATTAAAACTGATGGACATGAAAACAGAACTGATAATATTATTGTAACTAAAATTGTTAATCTTGAAACTCAAGAAACATTGCAATCAGAGTCAACACTTGGAACTCACAATGTTAAAACTCAAGAGACAGGTTCTGCTATTACATATTTGAGAAGATACCATTTACAATGTTTGCTTAATTTGGAAGCAGACTTTGAAGATGATGGTAATATTGCAAGTAAAAACAATTCAAAAGATATTACTAAAATTGTTGATAAAGAAAGTCTTGTTATTGATTATGACTATCTTGGTTCACCATACAGAGTATTTGGAAAAGATGGAAACATGAAACAAACATTTACTGATGTTAAATCATGGGGATTACTTATCAAAACAATGCCAGAAAGAAATACAGAAGCAAATATAAAAGAAATTGCTAGGATTAAAAATGGTGTTGAGAATGACACAACAATGTCAGAAAAAGTAAAAGAAAATTTATTAAATTCAATTGGTCAACTAAATGGAGGTAATAATGGCTGAATATGATAACACAAATAAAGGTGCTTTGTTTAATGCACATAATTGTAAAATTAAAGGACAAGGTGCTATACACATTGGTCAATCTCCGTCTGATTATGTCTTGGTAGAAGAACAGACAAAACATGGTCAAACATTTCTTAATCTTTATGTTAAATCAGCAAAGATTTTCAAAAACGAAAATAAAAGAAATGATGATGATGCTGATATGAGTGGTACAATAGAAAGCCATTTAGGAGAGTTTAGGATATGGTTAAGAGAAAAGACAAGTAAGAATGGCAATCAATTTATTTCATGCTCTGTTGCCCCTAAAAAAGAGAAAGAAGGTGGTTTTTAATGGCACAATATAGGAATAAATCGCATTTAGTTTGGATTTCTCAACAACCATGTGTCTTAAAAAAATTTGGGGGGTGTAAATATGGTGTTCAAGCACATCATTTGTTAAAACCAATTTATGGTCAGAGAGGTATGGGAATGAAAGCAGATGACAGAAATGCTATACCTCTTTGTTATCAACATCATCAAGAATTACATTTGATGGGTAATGAGACAAAATTTTTTGAAAAATATACTGACATCCATCAATTCGGTCAAAAACTTGTTGAGATAATGTGGTATTTAAGTCCACTCAATAAGGCATTTAAAAAATGATAACTGATGAAGATGTTGAAAAGTCTATTGATTTTTTACAAACAAGCGCTCTAAAAACTGCACAAGCAAAAGCTAATAGAATATATTTAGATGAATATAGAAAATCTTTGAAGGCAATGATAATGAAAGAACACCAAGAGTTGCCTGTGTCTGCACAAGAAAGAGAAGCCTATTCAGATGCTAGATATTTAAATCATTTAAAAGCAATACGACAAGCAGTTCAATTAGATGAGCAATTTAGATTTGAGAGAGTGCACCATGAAGCAAAGATAGAAGCATGGAGAAGTCACTCTGCAAATATGAGAGCAATAAAAATATAGGAGAATAACAACATGAAAAAAATATTTATTGTCTTTTTACTTATAGGATGTTCAAGCGACCAAATCATTGTTGCTGATTTACGGATGTCAAAAGAAAAAGCACAACTCTTTCAAAGAGACCTACAAGAATGCAAAGAATTATCACAACAGGCAAAGAGTATATTTAAACCAAATGTTACAATCATGACTGAAAATTGTTTAGAGGGAAGAGGTCATTCTATAATTAAATAATTGACTAATAAAAATTGTATGCTAATCTTATAAAATAAAAACATACTCAAATTTCCTCCCAAGAAATGAGAATTACTTAACCCCCTTGTCTCGCATATGCAAGGGGGTCTTTTTTTTAAAAAAAATTAAAATAATTGTTGACATTTGTTTACTATAGTGTATTATATAATTATAAACAAAGGGAAAACAACATGGAAAAATTACAAGGACAAAATATAGATAAATTACCATTATGTGGAGTTTTATCTGTTTCGATTGCATCAAAAAAATCTTTATCTGAAACTTTTGACACATTTAAAAAATTAAACAAAAAAGCTAATAATTGGAAAGGCAGAACAAATCACAAGGAGAGATTAAAAGTCTTAAAACATTATAAAGTAAAATGTAAAGATTTTAGACTTGGAAAAATAACTCTTAAAAATTTTACAGACCAACATACTGTAAAGGGAAAAATCTATATGATTACAACAACAGGGCATATTCAAATTGTTCAAGATGGAATGATTACAGACCAAAGAGGAACAAAACCAATATCAGAATATTGGGGCAAAGATAAAAGATTAAATCATATTCAATTAGAAATAATTTAATTTACTCATCATAAACTGCATTTATTCCATTATATCTAGGTTCATAGGTTGTCGATTGGCTACTAAAATATCTAGTTCTATATGCATTTGGTTTTCTTGTTTTAATTATGTTTTCTTTAGGTTTTAAAATTATTTCTTGAGTATTAAAAATATTACTACATTCTTCACATTTTCTTCGTCTATAAATAGCATCTTTTAATTTAAAATTCCTTGAGTCAATTACTTTGCTTTTAGGACAATTACAATTTGGGCATGTTACCATATTAAATCCTTGATAAAATAAAATTACTATAGTAAATATATTATAGTTTAAAAAACCAAACAAGGTATATTTATATGAATATAGAACTCAGAAGAGTTGAAGATTTAAACCCCTATGATAAAAATTCCAGAGTACATTCAGATGAACAGATTGACCAGATTGTAGACAGCATCAAAACATGGGGTTGGACAATTCCAATACTTATAGATGAAGAAAATACTGTAATTGCTGGTCATGCGAGGCTTTCTGCTGGACAAAAACTAGAATATGGAGAAATACCATGCATTGTAGCAAAAGGATGGACTGAACAACAAAAAAAGGCTTATGTGATTGCTGACAATAAATTAGCAGAAAACTCAAATTGGGATATGGGTATATTTTATCAAGAGTTAAAAAGTCTTACAGAAGATGGATTTGATTTAAAACTTGTAGGTATAGATGAAAATTTTCAATTAGATTTTACCAATGACTATACTCCATCAATTAATTTTGGAGAGGTTACTGAAGATGACATTTATAAAGCACAAGAAAATCAACAACAATTAGGCAATCAAGAAACTCATACACAAACTGTTTACTGTCCAAAATGTATGCATGAATTTGAAATATCTGGCAATAATTAATGAAAATAATAATAGGTACAGTTCCATCAAGAATTGAGTATCATTCATATTTGAAAAAAAAATTACCAAATGCAATTTGGATTTTTGACCATAATCGTGACGGTGCCATGAGCACATACAAAAAAAAATTGGTAAAATTACAGAATGAATGCGGTTTAATTTTAGAAGATGATGTTATATTTGCAGATAATTTTATGACAAAAATAGAGCATGAAATAAGTAAAAGACCAAATGATTTCATTAATTTTTTTTCAATGAGAAAAGCAGACTTTGAAATAGGGAGTAGATATTATTCAGATTTTATTGGTAATCTTTGTGTTTATATACCAAAAAATCATTCTAATAAGATATTAGATTGGCATGAGCAATATTGGGTTCCAGCAAATTATGAAGGTAATATGTCAACATCAGCAACAGATTTGTTTTTAAGAAGTTATTTAAAAGCAAATAAAATAAAATGTTGGTTAGTTGTTCCAAATTTAGTAAATCATAGAGTTGGTAAGAGTGTTATTGACCCAAGAAGGTCATCAAAAAGATTAAGCAAAACATTTATTGGACCAACAGATGAGGAAATAAAATGAAATTTCAGAAGACTGATGAATTTAAAGAAAATATGTCAATAAATCCAGTTGTTGACCACAAATTTTTAGAATTGCCAGATAAATTTTGTAATCCGAGTAATGATGAACTTAATGCAGTAATGAAAAATAGAAACATAAAAACATGGGGCAGAGCAAAAGGACACTTTCAAGGATTAGACCCACATTGGATTTGTCTTGCTTTTCATAAAAGAAGAGTTGCTCCATTACATACTGATTTTAATTATCCAAGATACTCACATCATTTCAAAATCAGAGTTGATGATGGCATTGAATGTGGAGGATTACCAGAAGATTATCCACAATTTCCACAAGGAGAAAAAAGAAAAACTTTAAAAATGAAAAGAGGATTATGGTATATTTTAGATACTCATTCCCCACATCAAGTATATACTACAAATGATACAGCAATATGGAATTTAGCAATTTCAATTGATAGTCATGAACCATTAGAAATGCAAAAATGTTTAGATATGTGTTTTGATTATGCGAGGAAAGGTCTTTGAGAATTTATGACGATAAAAATGTTTTTGAAAGTGCATTAGATAGAATTAGGTACATATTTGATGAGTTTGAAAACATTATGGTTTGTACATCTGGTGGGAAAGATAGCACAGTTATATTTAATTTATGCAAAATTGTTGCTAAAGAAAAAAATAGATTGCCCTTAAAATTATTATTTCTTGACCAAGAAGCAGAATGGCAAACTGTCATTGATTATATGAGAATATTAATGAATGACAAAGATGTTGAACCTTATTGGGTACAAGCACCAATTCTTCTAAAAAATGCTACATCAATTGGAGAACCTTTTCTCAAATGTTGGGAAGAGGGGAAAGAAGAACAGTGGTTAAGACCAAAAGAAGATATTGCAATAAAAGAAAATTCATTTGGTACTGAGAGGTTTCATCCATTATGGGCAAATATTTTAAGACATTATTTCCCAAATCAAAAAGCTTGTTACTTTGTTGGGATGAGAGCAGAGGAAAGTCCAGCAAGATTAACTGGATTAGGTAGTGGTAGAACTTACAAACATATTACATGGGGTGCAAAAAAACATAAAGACCAATACAATTTTTACCCATTATATGATTGGAGTACTCATGATGTCTGGAAAGCAATACATGAAAATAAATGGCATTATTGTAAAATATATGATGAATTTTATCGTAAAGGCATTCCATTGAGACAAATGAGAGTTTCAAACTTACACCATGAAACAGCAGTACACGCATTATTTTATTTGCAAGAGTTAGAAGGCGATACATGGGATAAATTAGTATTAAGACTCAAGGGAATAAATCAAACACGACACTTGTCAAAATCAGATATGTTTCAGATTAAACAGTTACCAAAAATGTTCAATGATTGGATTGAGTATAGAAATCATTTAATAGACAATTTAACAGAATATGAAGAACACAAAGAAAAATTTAGAAAATATTTTGCACGAATGGATAAACAATTTGATGATATGAGACTCAAAGAAGATTTATACAAAAGACAATGCCAAACAGTATTAGCAAATGATATAGATTTTACAAAAATTGAGACTTGGACATCAAATCCGTTTGTTATTAGATACATTGAATATAAAAGAGGAAAGAAAAAATATTTAAATCAACCAAGAAGTTTTGGAAAATACATACCAGATGAGGCATATTATGGACACCAAGCATCCAATTAGCAATGTATTGTGGATAGATGTAGATAAGATACAAGCAAACGACTACAATCCAAATAAAGTTGCATCAACTGAATTAAGATTGCTCTATGTATCTATAAAAGAAGATGGATATACACAACCAATTGTAACTATCTATGATGAAGAAACAGATAAGTATACTATCGTTGATGGATTTCACAGATATTTTGTAGGCAAAAATAATAAGGACATATTAGAAACTACAGATGGCAAATTACCTATTGTTGTATTACATAAAACAATAAATGAAAGAATGGCATCTACAGTAAGACATAATCGTGCAAGAGGTTCACATAGTATAAAAGGAATGTCAAACATGGTTTTTGAGATGCTAGAAAATGGATGGGATGATGTTATGATATGCAACCATTTAGGAATGGAAGCAGATGAGATTGTAAGATTAAAACATATTACAGGGTTCTCTAAATTGTTTAAAGATACAGAATATAGTAAATCATGGAGAACAAAGAACCAGATTTTATTGGAAAAAGATATGCTAGACAAAAGTGAGACAAATTGATAATGGTCAAGTATGCCTAAGAAATTTACACAAGAATTAAAAGCAGTTGTAAAAAGAGAGTTCATTGAAGGATATGTAAGCGAAAAAGACATTCGTGTTTATCCATCAATAGAAGCACTTGGTAAGAAACATGGAATTGCAAGACCAACAATTTATCGTCATTCTAAAAAAGAAGATTGGCAAAAACAAAAAAATCAATTTCAAACAAGATTAGAGAAAAAAGTAGAGACTTCGAGAATTAATGAGATGGTTGAACAATCTCAAAGATTGGATACGAGAAGTATTGAGATTGCACAAGCATTACTTGTTAAAGTAGGAAGAAGAATACAAGTATCATTAGATGATGAAAAAAAAGAATTAAAGCCACATGAATTAAGAGAATTATCAACAGTTTCACTTAATGCACAAAGAATAGGCAAACTTGCATTAGGAGAAGCACAGGAAATATCAAAGGTTTCAGCAGATGTCAGCACACCAGACTCGTTCAGAGAAATACTTGCAGAACTGGACAAGCTTACAGAAGAAAAGTCAAAAAGAGCACAGCACACTATACAGTAATTGGTATACATTAAGTAGACCAGAACAATGTACTCCTGTTGGTGATTGGAATTTATGGATTATTCTTGCTGGAAGAGGTTGGGGTAAAACATTAACTGGAGCATTTGATATGGTTAATTATGCTTTAAAAAATCCAGAAGTTAATTGTGCTGTTGTTGTTCCTACATTTGGTGATTTAAGAAGGGTAGCTTTTGGTGGTGTGTCTGGAATAATTAAACTATTACCGCCAGAATGTTTAATGCCTGGTCGAGGTCAAGGAGTTTCATCTACAACAGCAGAAATAAGATTATATAATGGTTCAAAAATATATGGATTTTCTGCACAAGACCCAGATAGATTGAGAGGACCACAGTTTCACAGGGCATGGTGTGATGAGTTAGCTAGTTGGCAATATCCAGAAACATTTGACCAATTGATGTTTGGTTTAAGATTAGGACAAAAGCCCCAATGTGTAATTACAACAACTCCAAAACCTACAACATTAATTAAAGATTTAATAAAAAGAAAAAATATAATCATAACAAGAGGAAGTACATTTGAGAACAAAGACAATCTTGCTCCATCGGCTCTTGAAATGTTAAAAGAAAAATATGCTGGTACAAGGTTAGGAAGACAAGAATTATTTGCAGAAATACTTGATGATTTAGAAGGTGCTCTATGGAATACTAAGATGATAGAGGACACAAGAGTAAATAAAGAAGAGTTACCAGAGATGCAGAGAGTTGTTGTAGCAGTTGACCCAGCAGTTACAAGTAATGACAGTTCTGATGAGACAGGAATAATTATTGCTGGAAAAGGAGAAGATAATAGGTATTATATACTTGCAGATGAGACAATCAAAGATACACCAGATAGATGGTTAAGAAGAGCAGTTGATTGTTATTATCTTTATAATGCTGATAGAATTGTTGTAGAAATAAATAATGGTGGCGATTTGGTAGAAAGACTGTTAAGAACAATAGATGATAAAGTGCCATACAAGAAAGTTCATGCAACAAGAGGCAAAATAGTTAGAGCAGAACCAATATCTGCTTTATATGAACAGAAGAAAGTATCCCATGTGGGTGTGCTTGTAAAATTAGAGGAGCAACTTTGCTCATACATAGGAGGTGCGAAATCTCCAGATAGGTTTGATGCATTAGTTTGGGCTTTGACCGAATTATCGTCATCAAGTAATAAACCATATTGGAGAATAAACTAATGGGCATATTTGATAGATTAGGAAATTTTTTTAGAAATACAACAGAAACAAAAGAAGCACCAACAGTCATGTATAATTCTGTTGGAAGTGGTTATAGCAGAAAAGATAGGTATGATGATTATGCTAGAGAAGGTTATCAACAGAATGCAATTGTATATCGTTGTGTAAATGAGATAGCACAAGGAGCATCATCAGTTCATTTTAAACTGTTTGATGGGGATATTGAAATAGATAACCATCCAATTATAGAATTATTGAAAAGGCCATCACCACAATTTGCTGGTGTAGAATTTTTTCATGCAATGTATAGTCATCTATTATTAGCTGGTAATAGTTATATTGTTAAAACAATGGTTAACAGTAAACCAACAGAGATGCACATATTACGACCAGACAGAATGAAAGTTGTTCCAAGCAAAACACATATACCAGAAGCATACGAGTATATGATTGAGGGAAAGGTTGCTAACAGATGGGAAGCAGACCCAGATACAGGAACTTCAGAAGTAAAACATTTTAAATTATGGCATCCATTAAATGATTATTATGGATTGAGTCCTTTATCAGCTGGGGCAGTTGATGTTGACCAACATAATATGTCAGCAAAACATAATTATAATTTATTAGCAAATGGAGCAAGACCATCTGGTGCTGTAATATTTAAACCAAAAGATGAAAGTGGTATGTCATTGCAATTGACAGAAGGACAAAGACAACAATTGATGACTGATTTAGATTTAAGATTTGCTGGTAGTAAAAATGCTGGAAGAACTATGTTATTAGAAGGTGATTTCGATTGGAAAGAAATGGGATTATCGCCAAGAGATATGGATTTCTTACAAATGAAAAACATGACAGCAAGAGATATTGCTCTTTGTTTTGGTGTTCCCAGTCAATTAGTTGGAGTTCCAGATAGTCAAACTTATAACAATGTTTCAGAAGCAAGACTTGCATTATATGAAGACACAATCATTCCGTTACTAAGAAGAGTTGAGAGCGATTTAAATGAATGGTTATCGATTGATTTTAATGAAAATATTAAAATTGTTTATGATATTGACAGCATTCCAGCAATGGCTGAAAGAAGAAAAAGAACTTATGAAAATGTAACTCAAGCAGTTCGAGAAGGTATTATTACAAGAAATGAAGCAAGAGAAAGATTAGGTTACGAAAAAATAGAAGGTGGAGATGAAGTATATATTCAAGCTACATTGTTTCCATTAGGTGGTGCTGTTGAGTCAGACCAAGAAAAAGAACCAGAAGAAGTATCAAAAGATATTTATGGAGACAAAGAAGAAATTCGTAAAGATGTTTTTACAACTGTAGCAGAAGCAGAAGAAAGAGCAGAAGAGATTGGTTGTTTTGGTACACATTTTCATGAAAATGATGATGGTGAAAAAGTTTTTATGCCATGTGCAAGTCATGCTGATTATTTACGTTTGACAGGAGAGGAATTAAAAGATGAAAAAGCAATTGCCGATGTCAATACAACTCCTACAGATGCAATGGCAAAGGAGGCAAAACTTGGTCTTGAATGGAGAAGAGAGTTCAAAAGAGGAGGAACATCAATTGGAGTTGCAAGAGCAAATCAACTTGTCAGAAAAGAAAGATTATCACCAAGAACAGTAAGAAGGATGTTTTCATTCTTTGCAAGACATGAAGTCGATAAACAAGCAGAGGGATTTTCCAGAGGAGAAGATGGTTATCCAAGTGCTGGAAGAATTGCTTGGGCTTTATGGGGAGGAGATGCTGGATTTAGTTGGTCAAGAGCAAAAGCTAGACAATTAGATAATGCAGAGAAATCAGAAGAGTTTCATATTGATTTTGACATAGAGATTGAAGAGAAAGTTGCTGTATCAAAAGCTGTAGAACAGGGATTAAAAAAGAAAGTTGATGACCATAATGAAAAACATGGGGATAAGAAAGGCAAGAAAGTAACTCTTGGAATGTTAAAAAGAGTTTTTGTTAGAGGAATAGGTGCTTATCGTACAAATCCACAATCAGTAAGACCAAATGTTAGGTCAGAAGAACAATGGGCTTATGCCAGAGTAAATGCTTTCTTAGTTGCTGTAAGAACAGGTAAATATAGAAGTGGTAAATTTGATAGGGATTTATTGCCATCTGGTCATCCTTTAAAATCAGACAAAAAAATTGGATAATTTAGACGATAAATTTGTCAAGATTATATTAGAGAATTGTCAATGGAAGTTTGCAAAGACTATGGCATCCTACAATCCTCATAATTATACTTTAAAATCCAAATGGAATGACCCAGTATTATTTGAAAATATTGTCAATTATATACAACAAAATGGAATTAGCGAATTGTTTAAATACAAACATTATACTCAATTATATCTTGGAGAATTTAAATATTGGACAATGGGAGAACCAGTAAAACAAACAATCCTAATTAATAGAAAACCAAAAAATATTTTATAAAAAAAGGATTAGAAAATCTAACCCTTAATTTTAATTTGTTTTATAATTGAAATGTTTCTTTTAAAATTTCATTTCTTTTTTTTTCAATTTCTTCTTTTCTGTCAAAATTCATTACAATTGATTGCAAAACATCTTTTAAAAAATTATGACAAAATCTTTCATCTGTTATAATCCCATGTAAAAAATAATCTTTAACTCCATCAATATGTTCTTTTTCATAAAATGAAACTTTTGTAATTTGTTCTATTGTATTTTCTTGTAAAATTTTTACAAATTTATCTAAATTGGATAATTTCATATTGTTTTCCCTTATTAAAATTAAGTTATAATATTATTGTACATTATGGTAAACATAATGTCAACAACTATTTTATTAATTTATTTCAAAAAAAATTATTTTTTCTATTGACATTGTTCACTATAGTAATTATAATATATATATAACAACAAGGGAAAACTAAAATGTCATCATATAAAAGAAAAAAAGATAAAACACATTCTACATCAAGAAATTGGGAAAAGTCTTATAAGAAACAAGGAAAGGCAAAGGATAGAAGATTTAATAAAAAATTATGTAGGGAGGGTTAATTATGGAAGATAAGGATTTAACAACAACAGAATTAAGAAATGCTTTAAATCACATGACAGAAGTGATATATAAAAAAGGGATTGACAATGTTTCTAAAGAAACACAAGAGGCATATCATGTTATGTCGAAATTTTTAGAACATACAAATGGAGGTTCACATAGGTTTGCAACAATCTATTATCCCTAAAATAATTCACAAACAAAGGGGGCGACTAATATCACCCCCTAAAATTTTGGGCATTCAACAGCGACTAAGAACAAACTTTGAAAGAAGATTGAGAACAAGACTATTATCAACCTTTAATAAGATTGGTAATTATGTTGGAGAAGATATATTAAACGGACAAAGAACCCCAATATCATTAGATGTCAAACTAGAAAGAGATATTGGCAATACTATGATTGAACATTACAGAATAGTAATAGATGCCTTTTCATCAAGATTTTTAAACTCATTTCAAACAAAAGAAGAGATGAATAGATTTGAAAGAGTTATACAAAGATTTATTTTATTGTTTGGTGCTCAACAAATTACAAGAATATCAGAAACCACAAAAAGACAAATATCATCAATAATTACAAATAATGCTGTTGAAGGATTAGGTATTGACATCATTGCAAGAAATATACGAGAATTTATGCAAGGTAGTTTTACTAAATATAGAGCAACTATGATTGCAAGAACTGAAACACATAATGCGGCATCATACGCAAATCATTCAATTGCGTTAGATATGAATGTGCCATCAATGAAAAAAAGATGGATTTCTACTTCAGATAATAGAACAAGGTCTTTTCATGCCTCATTAAATGGGGTAACTGTAGATATGGAAGAAGATTTTGTTGTAAATGTAAATGGAATAGAGTATTATATGAGTTATCCATCTGACCCTAGAGGGGGTGCTGTTAATAATATTAATTGCAGATGTGTACTTGCTTATGTTACAGAAGATGATAATATAGTTTGAGGAATTATGAAAACCACTACAGAAGATGAGTTCACAGAAAGTGAATTAAATGACCAAATGGTTGCTGATAATCTTGATGAAAATGAAGAGGAGCACAAATTGGAAGAATTTGAAACTGGTCATTTAGAACTTAATGCAGAAATAAAAGCTGTTGAAGAAGATGAAGCAACCGCCAAAGGAGAATTTGAGGGATATGCTTCAATATTCGGTAATGTAGATTTAGGAAATGACGTTGTAGAAAAAGGAGCATTCATGACCTCTTTGAGAAAGAAGGGTCCTAAAAAGATTAAAATGCTCTATCAACATGATACAAAACAACCAATCGGTGTTTTTGATAAAATCAAAGAAGATGAAGATGGTCTTTATGTTAAAGGTCGTTTAGCAATGGGAACTCAAAAGGGAAAAGAAGTTTTTGAACTCATGAAAATGGGAGCATTAGATGGTCTTTCTGTTGGATATAGAGTTGATGCTAAAGGATATAGCTATGATAAGGACAAAAGGAAAAGAAAATTGACTAAGGTCGATTTGATGGAGATTAGTGCTGTTACATTTCCAATGAACCCCAAGGCAAATATTATGTCTGTCAAAGGAGAACGCACTATAAGAGAATGGGAAACACACTTGCGAGAGGCTTGTGGATTATCTCGTTCAGAAAGTAAAATGGGAGCAAATGCTCTTACAAAGGCTTTAAACCAGCGAGAGGTTGGCGATAGTCAGAATAATGAAATCGTTGCCGAATTGCGCAACTTAACCCAAATCATCAAGAAATAAGGAGAAAAATTATGTCTGATGAAATCAAAGAGGTAGTTGAGGGTATTGGTAAAGCTTTTGAAGAATTTAAAGCAACCAATGACGAGAGATTATCTCAATTAGAAAAAAAGGGAACAACTGATGTTGTAACCGAAGAGAAGCTTGAAAGGATTGAAGCTGATTTAGATAAGTTTGAAGATATTAACCAAAAACTTACTGCACAATCCAATGAAGCAAAATCAGTAAACGAGAAATTAGATCGTTTAGAAACAATGGTAAAAAGACCAACTGCATCTACAGTTGAAGAACAGAAAGACCTTGAAGGAAAAACTTTTGATAAGTGGTTACGAAAAGGTAAAGAAGGACTTGAGCCAGATGAGGTCAAATCTTTAGCAGTATCTGATGATACAAGTGCTGGATTTCTTGCTCCACCAGAATATGTGAGAGAATTAATTAAGACAGTTACTGAAACATCACCTTTTAGAAGTGTTGCTAGAGTAAGGTCTACAACCCTTAAATCTGTTCAAATGCCATCAAGAACTGCAACATTTTCAGCAGTTTTCGTAGCAGAACAAGGAACTCGTTCAGAAACAACTGGATATACAACTCAGTTAGAAGAAATTCCAACACATGAGTTATATGCTCTTGTTGACATTTCTGAGCAACAACTTGAAGATTCAGTTTTCAATGTTGAAGCAGAGATGAACAGCGAATTTGCTGAACAATTTGCTAAGGCAGAGGGAACTGCATTTATAAGTGGTTCTGGTGTAGGAAAACCAGAGGGATTGTTGACAAACTCTAATGTTGGAACAACTAATTCTGGTTCTGGAACAGCATTGACTGCTGATGGATTATTAACATTAGTTCATTCATTAAAGAGCAATTATGGTCAAAATGGTTCATTCATATTTAACAGAACAACTCTTGGAGCAATAAGAAAGCTCAAGGACAGTGCTGGACAATATGTTTTCCAAGCTGGCATGATGTTGACTGCTGGTGTTCCAAATACAATCTTAGGTTATCCTTATGCAGAAATGCCAGATATGCCAGATGTTGCTGGTTCAGCAAAACCTGTTGCATTCGGTGATTTCTCAAGAGGTTACATGATTGTAGACCGTGTTGCTTTATCAGTATTACGTGACCCATTCACACAAGCTACATCTGGCAATGTCAGATATGTTGCAAGACGTAGAGTTGGTGGTCAAGTAATCCTTGCAGAAGCAATGGCAACCCAAACCATTAGTGCTTAAAGGAGATAGACTATGAAAGATATGTCAAATAATATAGCAACTGCCGTTTCTTTAGTTTCTGCTGTTAGAACAGGAGCTGGAAATGGAACAGGTGTTGATTTGCAAGGCTATGAGTCTGCAACATTAATTGCTGATGTTGGTGCTGAAGGTATTGCTTTAAATGGAACAAACTATTTTGAATTGTCATTAGAACATTCTGACGATAATTCAACTTGGACTGATGTTGCACAAGCCGATATTGTTGATGGAACAATCAGTAGTGGTGGCATCTGGTTAAAATTAGATGGTTCTGATAATGGTAATCCAGATACTGCTGGTGAAATCTACAGAGTAGGTTATGTTGGTGGTAAGAGATACATCAGAGGTGTAATAGCAATAGGTGGTTCACATTCTACTGGAACACCGATTGGCATGTTCGTTATTAAGGGGAATGCTAGACATTCTGCTGATAATGCTTTTACAGCACATGCTAGTTAAATAGAGTTTGGTAAGGGGGGTTCGTTTTCCCACGGTAATATTAAAATCTTTTCATATTTACCCCCCTTATCAATTTAGGAGATATTATGACAATAAAAATGATAAGAATGGCATTAGGAGCAACAGATGAAACTGGTGCAAAAGTTAAGAATTATGTTGTGGGAGAAGTTATTGATACTTCAACTGCGTTTGGACAAAATCTCGCAAAGACTTTCATTGAGGCTGGATATGCGGAAGAAACAAAAGTTGTGGAGCCAACAGAAGTCAAAAGGGCAAGAAACACCGATGGAACTCTTAAATCGGATGATAAGACAACCACAAACTATAATGAAGCATGGGAAGGTGGAAAAGCCCCAGAAAAAAAGAGGTCGACCAAGAAAAAATAAATGACTGCTGGAATTTATCACATACACATTGAACAAGGTGCTGATTTAAACCTTACATTTACTGTTAAGGACAGTACAGATACAGCTGTTAATTTCAATGGATATTCAGCAGTTAGGTCAAAATTCAAAAGAAAATTCACAGACAGTTCTGCTTTAATTGAAGCAAATAACACAAATTCAAGATTAACATTTGGAGGAACTCAAGGAACAATCGTTATGGCAATACCAGCTTCTGTTACAAGTGGTTTAAATGTTTCAGAGGGTATTTATGACATTGAAACAGTTGATAGTGGTGGTGGTGTCAACAGAGTTCTACAGGGTAGTTTCGAAGTTAGTCCAGAGGTTACAGATTAAATGACAACAGTTACAATAACAGAACAAAAAACATCAGTTACTGCAACAAACACAGGAGCCAATGTTACCCTTGCTGGAATACAAGGACCAGCAGGACCATCAGCAATTGCTGGTAAAAGTATTGCTACAGGAACAGTATCAGCAAATGGTTCAATTCTTTTCTATAATAGTTCATCTGATAAATGGGAAACAACACTAACCCCAACAGGATTAACTATTACAGGGGGTAGTTTTTGACAATAATTGCTGAAAGGAATGAAAAAGATTTATTAGTTGATGGAAATTTTGATAGAAAAGTAATTCTTAATCAGTTAATAAAAGATTATAGATTTGATAAGAAAGATACAGAAAAAGAATATGTTTATGAAGTTGTCTATCTTATAAATGTTATCTTACCAAGAATAGGTACGATATTAACAGAAGAGCAGTTGCTTAGTCTAAATGAAAACCAGAGGGTAAATTTTGAAATTAAGACAAGTAAGTCTACAATAGTGAGGTAAATAGAATGGCAAATACATTACAAATAAAAAGAAGTACAGGCTCTTCTGCTCCAAGTAGTTTATCGGCTGGAGAATTAGCTTATGCCCAAGGTTCAGATAAATTATTCATTGGACATAGTGATGGTTCAACAATTTTAACAATTGGTGGAGCTGGTGCATTTTTAAGGTCTGATACAAATGATACTTTCAGTGGTAATTTAACGATAACTGGAACTCTTACAGTTCAAGGAACAACAACCACAATCGAGTCAAATACATTAACAGTTGGCGATAATATTATTGTTCTTAACAATGATGTTACTGGAGACCCATCTCAAGATGCTGGAATAGAAATTGAAAGAGGAAATTCAGACAATGCTCTAATCGGTTGGAAAGAAGATGGAGATATATTTGAATTTAAAGTTGGTTCATCTGCTGGTAGTATAGGAACAGTTGCAAACATAACAGCAAGTGGCAATCTAAGTGTTGATGGAGTTTCTAATCTTGATAACACAGATGTTGACGGAACATTAGTTGTAGATGGTTCTAATATATCCCTAGACAGTACAAGCACATTAAATATTGACAATTCCAATACATCTAATGGAATAACAATAGGAACAGCAACATCTGGTGTTCCAATTTCTATTGGTCATACAACTTCTGAAACAACAGTTAATGATAATTTAACAGTAACAGGAACAATTACAGCATCTTCTACAATAAGTGTTGCTACTGCCCTTGTTCCAGATGCGTCTGGTGGTGCAGATTTAGGAACAGCAAGTTTAGAATTTAATGATGCTTTCTTTAATGATGGTGCAGTAATAAATTTTGGAAATGACCAAGATACAACATTAACACATACAGATGGAACAGGGTTAACTCTCAATTCAACAAATAAATTATGTTTTAATGACCCATCTCAATTTATACAAGGAATTAGTGCAACAGTTTTAGGATTAGGTGCTACTGATGAAATTGATTTAACTGCAACTGCAATAGATATAAATGGAACTTGTGATATTTCTGGTAATGCAACATTTGGTGGCAATATGACTATAACAGCATCTGGAAAGACATTAAGTGGTTATACAAGTGGAACAAGTACATTGGACAAGTTTGTGATTGATGGTGGTACTTTCTAGTGGCAAATACAATAACCCACAAGAGGTCAAGCACCTCTAGTGAAACACCGAGTGCAAGTGATTTATCTGCTGGTGAAATTGCATTAAATACAGCCGATGCAAAACTGTTCATTAAAAAATCTGATAATAGTATAGCTACATTTGTAAGTAGTGGAATGCCTACTACTGGTGGAACATTTACTGGTGATGTAACATTTACTGGTGATAACTATAATTTAGTATGGGATAAGTCTGATAATGCTTTAGAGTTTGCCCAAGATTCTATATTAAAATTTGGAGATGATACTGAAATTGAAAATTTTTCAAATAATAATACAGTAATTACTCAGCTTGATGGTCATTTTTCTATAACGAGTAAAGGAAGTCAAAAATCTGTATTTATTTATGGTGAAGATGGTACTTCATCTAATACGGTTGTTGCCTATCTCAAAGCTAATGGAGCAACTGGAGGAGTTGAGTTATTCAATTATGGCAATGAAAAATTTAGAACACAATCAACTGGAGTAAAAATTACTGGTGAATTAGATTTTGGCAATCTTTCAAACAATGACCCTAGTTTAATTCGTCTTGGAAATGACGCAACTTCTTTTGGTTTTAATATTAAATACATGGGAAGTCGTAGTGGTGTAAACAATTCACTCTCTATTTTTACAGACAATCAACAAGGTGGTGAAGCATCTTTAGAAGCATTTACAATGCGACAAGATGGTCATGTTGGGATACTTAACACTGACCCAACTCATGAATTAACTGTAACTGGTGATATTGAAGCTACTGATGACATTGTAGTTGGTGATGATTTATTTTTATTATCAGATGCTAGTAGAATACTTTTTGGTGTTAATAATGATGTAATTTTAACTCATGTTCATGACACTGGTTTGTTATTAAACAGTACAAGACAATTACAATTTGGTAATAGTGGCACATATATACATCAATCTGCTGATGGTGTTCTTGATTTAGTATCTGATACAGAAATAGAGATTAATGCTACTACCATAGATATGAACGGAAATCTTGATGTTTCTGGAACAATAACATCTGGTGGTGTTATAACTGGAACTGGTTTTACAATAGGTAATGCTGTAATTACAGAAGCAGAACTTGAAATTCTTGATGGTGCTTCACTTACTACGACAGAATTAAATTATGTTGATGGTGTTACATCAGCAATACAAACACAGTTAGATACAAAGGCAACAAAAGGATTTGCTACTGCTATGGCAATAGCCTTGTGAATAGGAGAGTATTATGGCACAAGATTTTGAAAGGAATGTTGGAACAAGTGCTTCTACTTTAAGAACAGCAAATTCAGATGATGCTATTGTAGGAATAAATGTATCAAATACAACAACAAGTCAAATTACAATAGATGTATTTATCAATGATGGTTCAAATGATTTTTACATTGTTAAAGGTGCACCAATACCATCTGGGGGAGCAATCCAAGTTTTAGATGGTGGCGCTAAAATTGTTATGCAGAATAATGATGTTTTAAAAGTACAAAGTAGTACAAATAATAGTGCAGATGTTTGGGTTTCTGTTGTTGACTCTATTAGTACATAGGAAAGAATATGCCGTATTTAGGAAATACACCATCAAGTAATTTTACTTCAGTTGCTAAAGATACATTTAGTGGAAATGGTAGTGCAACTGGATTTACATTATCTAAACCAGCAACGACAAATGGTGTAGCAGTTTATGTTGAGAACGTAAGACAGATACCAACAACAGCATATTCAGTTAGTGGCACAACATTGACGTTTACTGGTACCCCTCCAAGTGGCACAAACAATATTTATGTTATGCACCACAATACACCAGTAAGCACAGCAACACATCCTTCTGCACAAAACCTTTTAGCAGTAGATGGTACATTTAGTGGGGATGTAAGTGTAGGAGATGATTTAACAGTAACAGACGATATTTTACTTAATTCAGATAGTGCTGTAATTAAATTTGGTGCTGATGCAGATGTAACACTTACTCACATTGCAGACACAGGGTTAAGGATAGCTAACCCTACAGGTGCAGATTTAGACTTAACAACTAATTCTCAAGCTGGTTCATCTGGTTCGCCTTTAAATATGGATATAAATTTTAAAGGTTTTCAAAATAATACAATGGCTATTATTCGTTCACATGATGAAAGTTCATCAACTGGTCATGGTGAGTTACAATTTCATATTACAAAACATGGCATTGGCACTACTGAAAAGGTTAAAATAGACCATGACGGCACTTTTTATATGGGCAGTATGAATAATGTTTTACAAGCTACTGGAAGAAATGGCGTAAATTTATTCCAAGATGGTTCAGTTTCAATGTCATCAACTGCACAACCTTTATATGTCAATAGAGATGGAAGTGATGGTAATTTAGTAAGATTTTTTCAAGATACTAACCTAGAGGGAAATATAAATGTAAGTGGTAATACTGTTTTTTATAACGGATTTAGTGGTTCTCACTGGTCAAGACTAGCAGATAATTCAAAACCTACAATTCTAAAAGGCACAGTGGTTGAAACAATAGATGAAATGTGTGATTGGTATCAAGTTGAATATGAAGTTGGAGGAGAAACACATACAAGTTCAATTTCCTTGCCTAATGGTAAAAAAATAGGAGATACTATTTCCTTTACTGTTCCTAATAATCTTGTATTGCATGACCAAGAAACAATAGGCAAAACATTTTCTGGAAAAATTGTAAAAGAAAAAGATAATAAACACGTTAAATGTAAAATATCTGATACAACAGATAGCACAAGTGTATATGGTGTTTTTTCAGATTGGGATAATGATGATGACACAGTAAATGATATGTATGTTACTGCTCTTGGAACTCATGTTGTTAGAATACATAAAGACCAAACAGTTTCTAAAGGTGATTTACTATCTTCAAATGGAGATGGAACAGCTAAAGTACAAGATGATGATATAATTCGTAGTAAAACCATTGGCAAAGTTTTAACAAATATTAAACAAGAAACATATAATGATGGTTCTTATACAGTTCCGTGTTCATTGTATTGTGGTTAAGGAGAAATAAATAAATGCCATACATAGGTAAATCACCACATTTTGGAGTAAGAAATAGATTTGTATATCTTGCAAGTGCAGATGATTCATCTGTAAGTGGCGCAGATGTCAATGGAGCAACTCTTACATTTACAGATGGTGCATATGTTGATGTATATCTTAATGGTGTTCTTTTAAAACCAACTACGGATTATAACACAAATACTGCTAATACAATAGCTGGTCTTTCAGCAATGTCAGCAAATGATGAAATAACTGTAATTGTGTTTGATGTGTTTTCAGTAAGCGATACAGTAAGTGCTACAAGTGGTGGTACGTTTAGTGGTGCTGTAACTGCAAACAGCACATTAGATATGAATGGTACAGAATTAATATTAGATGCTGATGGAGATACATCTATTACTGCCGACACAGATGACCAAATAGATTTTAAAGTAAATAACATTGATAGTTTTCTTGTAGGTCAAGACTATGTAGAAGTTAAGGGTGTTCATCCAGACCTTTATATAATTGATACTGATGATGGTTCTAATAATCAAGCTGGATTATTTTATAATAATGGAGTTTTATCTATAAGTGCAGACCACTCTAATGTTGCAAATAATAGTGCAATGGTATTTTTTACTGATGGTACTGAAAGAGCAAGATTTAATACTGCTGGTAATTTAGCTTTTGCAAATGGCAAAGGAATAGATTTTAGTGCTACTGCTGATGGTTCTTCAGCAAGTTTTAGTGAACTGTTTGACGATTATGAAGAGGGAGTTTTTGGAACAAGTGTTACAACTGAAACAAGTGGAACAATCACACTTAATGGCAGTTATAACAATATGAGATACACAAAGGTTGGTAGATTAGTCACAGTAAATGCTGATATAAGAATATCTTCTGTTTCATCTCCAGTTGGTGGATTGAAAATAGCTATACCTTATGCAACTCAAAATACTGGACATTCAAGTTCTGCAAGTGTTGTTGGTTCTTGCATAACACATGGTCTTACTAAACAAACTGACCAAGTAGGAAGATTTGTTGTCATTGCTGGAAGCAATCAAACCTTTTTAAATTTTATGTACGAAACAACTACAACAAGATTAGGAGCCCAAGCTCAAAATTTAGGTTTAGGTGCAAATGATGAAATTGTTTTTACTATAACATATACAACATAAGGAAAAGAAATGGCACAAGGTGATTTAACAAAAGTAAATGAATACGATAAAATAGAAATCGTAAATCAATGGAATGTACAAGCAAGAAAAGTTATAAAAGTAATGGAAGAACAAGCTGACGGAAGTAAAAAAGAAATAAGCCGTTCCCATGAAAGATTTTTATATTTACCATTTGTTTCTAAAGTAAGTAATGATGGTAAGACATGGACACATACAGCAACTGACATGAGTTCAGTAGATGCAAAGGTAAAAGCTATTGCTGAAAGTGCATGGACAGATGATGTAAAAACTGCATACAAAACATTTACAGAAAGTCAGAGTATATGAGTAGAGCAAGAGATTTAGCTGATAGACATACTAGAATGGTTGTTTGTTCTTCTAGTAATGTAGCAAATGGTGGGTTTGCCGCCGCCCAATTTGAAGCTGTCCCTTTTGCTACGGATGTAATAGATAGTAATAGTGCTTTTGTTGGTGAAGCATCTACCAATACAAACAATGGTGGTATTTTTACAGTTCCTGTAGATGGAACATACTTCATAGCAGTAAATCAATCAGTTACTTGCACAACTAATAATAGATTAACACAAGCACGATTAAGATTAATGTTAAATACTACAGGCGATATTCCTAATGATGGTGGTTCTGAAATACAAGGAACAGATGTAGGAACTCTTGTTCCAGACAACAGTTTAGCAACTGAGTTTAATTGTTATACACAATGCCTTCAAACTTTTTCTGCTGGAAATAAAATATATGTAGAATGTTTAGGTAATGTTGGTGCAGGCCAAGTAAGAGCTGGTGATGGTAATTTTATAGCTATTCAAGTAAATTAGAGGATAAATTATGGCAATATCAAAGATAGGAAGTAATTCTACAGCATTTGCAGATGGATTAACTATATCTGATGGTAATATAACAATAGCTAATAGTCATGGAATAGATTTTAGTTCTGCAAGTGGTTCAGCAAGTGGTTCTGTATCTGCATTATTAGATGACTATGAAGAAGGAACTTGGACAGCATCAACACCAGATTTTAGTGGAAGCATGACTTTTAGTAATGCTGTTTATGTAAAAATCGGACAAATGGTATATTTTACTCTTCACATGACAGGTAAAAGTAATACATCTGATAGTTCACAAATAGCAATTCATGGATTTCCTTTTCAAGTTTTAGGAGAGCACCCAGCTAGTGTAGGCATGAACGATAATGAATTTGGTCATGCAATGGTAAATACAGCAGAAATAATGTATTTTTATAATTTAACTGGAGGACCCTTTACTTACGATATGTTCCCACATACAAGTGGATATGCAAGAATACAAGGTGCATATAGAATAGCTTAAAGGAGAAAAATATGGCACAAGGTAATATAATTAAAGAAATAGAATATGATAAAATAGAAATAATTAATACTTGGGCAATACAAGTTCGTAAAGCAACAAAGATTATGGAAGAACAAGCAGACGGTTCTAAAAAAGAATTAACTCGTACGTTTCATCGTCATGTAGTAACTCCATTTAAATCAGTTGCTAATATAGATAGTAATGGAAAAGTTACAGGATGGACACACACAGACACAGATATAAGTGGTGAAGATACGACTGTACAAGCAATAGCAAATACAATTTGGACTGATGCAATTAAAACTAATTATAAAGCATATAGAGAAAGTCAAAATTCATAGGGAGTAAAAAATGGAAAATCAAAAGATAGACCCACAAGTTCATCAAGCAATTGTACAAGAAATAATTGAACAAAGAGATAGAGCCATGCATGATGGAATACAAAAAGGCGCAGATTTAAGACTGGCTTCAGCAAAAATAAAAGAATTACAAGAAAAACTAGAAAAATTACAAAAAAATGATAATTTTAATGTAGCTGAAATTGGAGATACAAAAAGGAAAAAATAATGGCTGGTATAAGTGTTGTTACAGAAGCAGTTGATGATGCAGTTTCATTTAGTGAAACAGTAGAATATTTAAGATTAGATGAGCAAGTTGATACAAGAGTAATCAAAAATCTTATTCTAGCATCAACAAATTTTGTAGAAAACTACACAGGAAGAGCATTAGTTAACAGAACATTGAAATTGTCAATTGATAACATGGATGAGGTCGATACACCCCTCTGGGAGGGCACTAGAATAGGACCAGACATGACATTAAGAAAAAATTATATAGAACTACCTAAATCTCCAGTTTCTTCTGTTACAAGTGTTCAAAGTTTTGATGATAGTGATAATGCTACAACATTTGCAACATCAAAATATTATGTTGATAGTGTAAGAGAACCAGCAAGAATTGTGTTGAGGACAGGAGAGACATTTCCAAATGCTTTAAGAGTAGCTAATGCAATAGAAATAACTTATGTTGCTGGATATGGAGCAACAGGAGCAAGTGTACCAGAAGCATTACGATTAGCTATGTTGCAATATATTACATTTAATTATGAACACAGGGGAGAGTTAGAAAGTGGTAATCCAAGACTTCCTCAATCATTAAAGATGTTGATGAACCCTTATAGATTAGTTACATTTTCAACATATCCATTTGGTCCTAATACTGGAAGATAACTATGTCAATTGGCAAGATGAATAGAAAATTGCATTTTCAGACACAAACAAGGACATCTGATGGTGCTGGGTCATCTGCTGTTAGTTATTCTGATAGTTTTTCTACATTTGGAATGATTACACCAAAAACAGGTCGTGAAAATCTATTTGGCGACCAATTAGAAGAAAACATTACACACATAATAAAAATTAGATATAGAACTGATGTAAGCCACAAAAACAGGATACAATTCAGACCAGATAGCAATACAACAAGGACATTCAACATAAAAAGAGTTTTAAATGTCAATGATAGAAATAGATATTTAGACTTACAATGTGTTGAAGGAGTTGCTACATGACCAAAATTTCTGCAAAAGTTATAAGAAAAAGACCAAGATATAATGAATATCAAAGAAGAATGACAAAATTTTTAAAAGATAACATTAATACATCTTTAAACATGGTAAGAAATACAGTTGTTACTGGAATTTCACAAGGACCAGCAACTGGAGCATCAAGAGGAGATGGTTCAAGAGCATCAAAAGAGGGCGAATATCCAATGACAGATACTGGATTTCTTGTACAAAATATCAATATAAGTGTTGACAATGATGGATTAGGTGGTTCTGTAGGAAGTAATGCAAATTATTCTGAAGCATTAGAGTTTGGAACATCAAAAATGGGGGCAAGACCATTTATGCAACCATCATTAGAAGAAAACAGACCGAAGATTAAAAGATTATTTAGGACAGGAAATCGTGGCATTACATAGTGTAAATTTACAAACTTCAATATTTTCGACCTTAACTGGAGGAACATTAACAGATATTTCTGGCACAAGCATAACAAGTAAAGTTTTTGATGATGTACCAGAGGGAACTGCATATCCTTATGTTGTCATAGGAGAAGAAACAGCAATTCCTGTAGGGGCAAAAGATACTGATGGTCATGAACATACATTGACATTTCATGTTTGGTCTCAATATAGAGGTAGAAAAGAAATTAAACAAATTATGCAACAAATCTATACATTATTACATAATGTTGCTATAAGTATTACAGGAGCGACTCTAGTAAATATCAGACATGAGTTTGAGAGAACTTTATTAGAGTCAGATGGAATAACACGACACGGTGTCATAAGATTTCGTGCTGTAGTTTTTGATTAACAAAGGAGAGAAAAAATGGCGGCACAAAGAGGTGGAGCTTTATTATTAAAAGTAGATATAAGTGGAACAATGACAACCATTGGTGGTCTTAGGTCTACATCAATAACATTAAATGACGAAGCAGTAGATATTACTAATAAGGATAATGGTCAAACAAGAACATTATTGCCACAAGGTGGAACTGCATCATTATCAGTTTCTGGTTCTGGAGTTTTTACAGATAGCACTGCTGAACAAACAATAAGAACAGCTTGGAATGCGTCAACATTTAAAAGCTATAACATTATAATTCCAGATTTAGGAACTTATTCTGGTTCATTTATGATTGCAAGTCTTGAATATTCTGGTGAATATAATGGAGAAGTTACTTATTCAATAACATTAGAGTCAAGTGGTAGTATTTCATTTAGCGCTGCTTAAATTTTAACTAGGAGATAATATGGCTTGGAAAGAGACAATCATTGAATTGAAAAGTGGTAAAATAGAGGGAATGAAAAATAACTCAATCCCTTTATTTAATATGCCAATAAAAACCAAAATTAAATCTGGAGATACATTTTCTTGTGAAAATATATCTTATTCTGTAACTAGCATTGAAAATTCCAGAGATGAATTTCTTGAAGTTATGGCAATCGAGAATGATGTTAAAGAGGAGAAACCAAAAGAGGAGGCATAGATATGTCAGATACAAACCCCAAAAGGGGTGAAATTTCTATTACATTAGGAGATAAAACATTCAAAGGTCGTGTTACATTGGATGCTATGATGAGAATAGAAACTTCTTTGCAACTAGGAATTGTAAAAATTGCACAAAGATTATCAGATGGAGACATGACACTTTCAGAATTAGGAAGTGTTTTAACTCCAGTTATCAGAGGTGGTAACAATGATGTAACTGAACAAGAAATTATGAAACTTGTTTGGCAATCTGGAATGATGGAAGGCATGAGAATTGTAGGAGAGATAATAGGTTTAGCATTGAACCCAGATAAAGAAAAAAAGGAACAAGCTCTGGCAGAAAACTAGAAGGGTTGCCTTGGGCAGAGTTTATGAATTTAGGTTTGGGTGCCATGAGAATGACACCAGAAGAATTTTGGAATTGTAGTTTTGAAGAATTTTATAGTGCAATAGATGGATTTAGAACTTTTAATGGCGCAGATAGAGATAAACCTATGACAAAAGATGAATTAGATGAATTAATGGAGTTACACCCAGATTAATGGCTACAACAGTTGACACATTATTAGTTCGTATTCAATCAGATATGTCTGAACTCCGTCGTGATTTGAAAAAAATCGAAACTCAGACAAAAACTTCTACAAATAAAGTATCATCATCATTTAAGATGATGGCATTAGCAATAAAAGGAACAATTGCTGCAGTTGGAGTGGCTTTAATTACCAATCTTGGTAAAAAAATGGTATCTATGGCATCTGATGCCGAAGAGTCAACATCAAAGGCGCGAGTTGTTTTTGGTAAAAATTTTGGTGCTGTTGAAAAAGAATTAGATGAATTTGGTAATGCTGTAGGTCGTGCAACTATAGATTTGGTTACAATGGCATCATCTGTACAAGATACTTTCGTACCTATGGGTTTTGCTAGAGAAGATGCTTCCAAATTATCAGTACAATTATCGAAATTAGCCGTTGATGTAGCATCTTTTAACAATGCTTCAGATGCGGATACAATGAGAGCATTTCAGAGTGCAATTGTTGGAAATCATGAAACTGTCCGTAGATTTGGTGTTGTCATTACAGAAGCAACATTAAAACAAGAATTGATGCGAATGGGCATCAACAAAAGTATGAAAGAGGTAACAAATGCTGAGAAAGTTCAAGCAAGATTAAATCTTATTATTGATGGAACATCTGATGCACACGGAGATGCAACCGAAACAGCCCATTCATTTGCAAATGAAAGTAAAGCATTGGGTTCTGCATTAAAGGAATTATCAAATGAAATAACAGCAGATTTATTGCCAGCATTAGCCAAACTCGTTGGGTTTTTGACTAAAGTAATTGAAAGGCAAAAAGAATTAAGAGCAGAAAACAAAAAAGTGTTTGAAAAAACTCAACTGGAAATACTAGAAGCTTATAAAAAACAATTAGATGGTATAAACAAAAGTTTAGAAGATGGTATTTTTATTTTTTCAAGTAAAGAACAGCATTTGGAAACCAAAGCACATTTAGAAAGCCAAATAAAATTATTTGAAGAAATGCTTGATATAAATAAAAAAATTACTAAAGAAATGCGTGAAAGACATTTAGAAGAGGGGGTTGAAACAAAGAGAAAATTAAAATCTTTTCAAGATTTGAGAGTTGGAAATACTACAGCTGGTCAATCAATACATTCACAAGGCAGACCAGATTTTGTTCCTAAACCATCAACAGACCCATCTGTTTTAAAAGAATTTAAGAAAAATTTAGAAGCAATTAGAATTGCAAGAATTAGAGGTCAATCAAGTCAAGGTGAAGCATTTGTAGCAATGATTGAGGAAGCAAAATTTGAAGAAGAATTTTCAAGACAAAGAAAAACAAATCAAGAAGAGTTTTTTGAAGATACAAAAAAATTTACAGATGGTTCAATAAAACTTTCTCAAGCTAGAGTAAATGCATTAACTGAAGAATTTAAAAATCAAAAAGCAATAAGAGAACAATTAACTGATGTTGCAATCAGAGGATTTGATAAAATGGAAAATGCTATGTTGGATTTTGCTGATGGAACAACAAAAGGATTTGATGGAATAAGAGACTCAATGAGATTTTTTATAAAGGATTTACAAAGAACAATGTTAAGAATGTTAGTATTTAATAAGATTAAAAATGCTATATTTGGAACATCATTTGCTACAGCAAATATGGGTGATATTGGTTCTAATATAATGGGAATGTTTGGTGGTGGAGGAGGAGGTGGTACATTTGGTGCATCTGATAGTTTTGCAAAAGGTGGCACAATGCAGAAAGGTAGGCCTTATCTTGTAGGAGAAAGAGGAGCAGAATTGTTTGTTCCTAATACTGGTGGCACTCTTATGAACAATATGAATACAAGAAATATGGGTGGAGGAGCAACAATTGTAAATCAAACCATCAATGTAGAAACAGGAGTTGCCCCTACAGTAAGAGCAGAAATTATGAATTTATTACCATCTATTAAGAGAGATACAATATCATCATTGATAGAAGCAAAAAAGAGGGGTGGTAATATTGCTACTGCATTTGCATAATGTCTAATTATTCTACAAGTTATCCATTAACAATGCCAACAAGTCCAAGCAATTTTAAGACTTCAACATTTACATTAGAGAGAAGAAGTGCAATATCAGAAAGCCCATTTACTGGGAAACAACAAGTACAATTGTTTAGTAATTTTAGTTTCTGGAGAGCACAATTGACATTGCCTCCAATGAAAAGAACAGATGCTGGAGCTTGGACAGCATTTTTTGCAAAATTAAGAGGAAGAAGTGGTACATTTTTACTTGGAGACCCAGATGGTAGTCAACAGGGAAGTGGTACAGGAAGTATTACATTAGCATCTGCAACGGCAGTAGGGAATACAAGAATATCAACAACTGGATACAATGAGGGTAATGGAACAGTTGTTTTAAAGGCTGGGGATTATATTTCTATAAATAATGATTTGCATTTAGTTATAGCAGATGCCACAAAATCTGGCACAAATGTAAATGTAGATATTGAACCACAAATTCGTGCTGTTCATAATTCATCAACAACAGTTGTTATAAGCAGTGCAAAAGGAGTTTTTAGATTAGATAGCGAAATCATATCTTGGGATGCAAATGAGTCAAGCATTTATGGTTTTAGTTTTTCTTGTAGCGAGGCAATATGACCAGAACACTCACAACTGCTGTAACAAATCTCTTAGATGATGATTTAGTAAATCCATTTATAGCAGTAAAAATTCCATTCCCAAGTGGTGCAATGAGAGTATGGACAGGATTAGGAGATATAACTGTTGATAGTGAAACATATTCTGGTGTTGGAAGTTTTTTAAGTTTGAGTTCAATTACAGAAACTATGGAAATCAAGGCAACTGGAATAACTATTAGTTTATCTGGTGTTCCATCTAATATGATTGGCTCATTATTAACAGATGAATTTCAAGGAGTAACTTGTGTTGTTCATTTTGGTTTTCTTGGCGATTCAAATGCAGTTACAGGAGTTATAAAAGTATATCAAGGAATTGCTGACAATTGTGATATTGCAGAAACAGGAAAAACATCAGTTGTTTCTTTTAACATAGAAAGTCGTTTAATATCTTTAGATGATAAAGTTAATAGAAGATATACAAATGAAGACCAACAAATTGACCATTCAACAGATACAAGTTTAAGATTTGTTCCAGCATTGCAAGATAAAGAAATAATTTGGGGTAGAGGATGATTGCATTTCTTCCAGCACTGATTGCTGGGGCATTGTCTGCCTCTGTAACAGTTGCCGCTAATTATTTTGCCACAACAGCTCTTATGGCTGGGCATCTTTTGCAACATCTGCTGTATTAACCCTTGCAACAAGTTTATTAGCTCCAAAACCAGATTTAGGATTATTACAATCACAAAATGATGCTGTTCAAGATAGAAAACAGATGGTTAGAGCACCATTATCAGCAAGAAGAATTGTTTATGGAAGAAGTAAAGTATCTGGAACAATCGTTTTCATAGAGAGTTCTAATAATAATCAAGATTTATATATTATTGTAGCTATTGCTGGACATGAGATAGATGGTGTTGAAAGAATTTATGTTGGAGATACACCAGTTGCTTTTGATGACCATTTACCAACAGGCTTTAGAGATACAGTTCAAGCTAGTGAATTTCTTGGAAAATTAAAAATGCAAGTTCTTTTAGGAACAGACACACAAACATTACCATCTGATTTTACAACTAATACTGAATTAACAACAAATGACCAATTTAAAGGCATTGCTTGTATTTGTGTTAAATTAACATTTGACCAAGATGTTTTTCCTAACGGAATACCAACAATATCTGCAATTATAAGAGGCAAAAAAATCCTTGACCTTGAGAGACAAGCTCTTGGGCTGAGTCCAGATGTTATTTATACTAATAATCCAGCATACATTTTTAGAGATTATTTAAAAGATACTCAATATGGTCTTTCTGTTGCTGATAGTGAATTAGATGATGACCAAATAAAAGATGAAGGAGTATTTGCTAATGGTAATATTCTTCATGCAGATTTAGGTGATAATAGGCAGTTTCAAGCACAATCAGCAGATACTAATGCGAATACGACTAGTATGTTAGCTCGTATGCATTATATCCATGACGGAGCAAATATTACTTTACATGATGGAGATAGAATTAAAACTGTAACTGATGAAGATGGATTTTCTCGATTTTCAATAATGTACGTTATTATAAGTGATGGTTTAACAAAACTACATAATACAAATAGAAGAGCGCAATCTTTTAAATTAGCAAGTACTGCTACAAATTGGAAAAGAAGATTTGCTGATGTAACAATACAAGCTAGTGCTACAACTCTTTTTACAAGAGTTACAGAAATTAAATATAGTTGTGATGGAACATTATTATCAAGTGCAAGTCATAAAGACAATATAACTCAAATATTATCATCATGTGGTGGCTCTATGACATACACAGGAGGTGTTTTTCGTATGGCTGTATCAAGATATGTAGCACCAAGTGTTTCATTGTCTGATGATGATTTTGTGGGAGATATAGAATTAAAACCTAAAGTGCCAAGAAGAGATAGATTTAATGGTGTAAAGGGAACATTTATTGGTCCAGAAAATGATTGGCAAGGAGCAGATTTTCCAGCATTTCAACAAACAAGTTTTAGTAATGCTGATGGTCAAGTTATTTACAGAGATTTTACACAAAATATGTGTATATCTAATTTTCAAGCACAAAGAGTAGCAAAAACAATATTATTTCAATCAAGGAATGAAATTACTATGTCATGTGTTGTCAATCTTAAAGGATTGCAATTATTACCAAATGATAGAGTCAATATTACAAATACAAGATTTGGATTTACAAATCAGATATTCAAAGTTATGGATATGACACTAGGAACAACAGCAGATAATGGAATTGGAGTTAATCTTGTATTACAAGAGGATACATCACAAGCCTATGATTTTGATTCAAATGCAGAACAAGTTATAGTTGACCCAACACCAGATACAATATTGCCTACATTTAGAACAGTTGCTACACCAACTATTTCTTCTTTTACAAATGTTGGAGATTTAAATAATGATGGAGTTTTACTTTCTTCTGCAAAAGTTGTATTTGCAGAAAGCACTACTGGTTTTGTTAAAAAGACAGAAGTTGAATTACAAGTTAATTTAAATAATAATTTTTTAACACAAAGCACACAATCTTTAGCAAGTGGCATTACAGAAACAAGATTTGGTGGTTTAATCGTTGGTAGAACTTATAGAGTTAAAGTTACTTGTCATACAATACATGATGTAAGGAGTGCTACAGCAACTTCGAATAATCTAGTAATCACAGCAGATACTACAGCACCTAATATATTTACTGGATTAACTGCTACAGGAATAGGAGGGGGAGTTCTATTGGAGTTTACAAATCCAAGTGATGCTGATTTTAGGGGTGCAGAATTTGTCATGCAAACAGGAACAGGAAACCCAAATTCTGGTTCTCCAACAATAAATTTCTCTGTAACAGGAGCACCATCAAAAGCAATGAAAATAACTAGAGATGGTCTTACTGTTGGTACACAACAAAGATTTTGGATTAGGTCAATAGATTTTACTGGAAATACAAGTGCATTCTTCCCAGACAATGCAAATGGTATTACTGCAACTCCAATAGCTGGTGGTACTGATGTTAGAAATTCAAGTGGTACAAGTATTGTTTCAAATGGTGTTGCAACATTAGGTGCTCTCGGAACTGTTGACCAAATAACAAGTGGGAATAGTGGTAGTTTAATTGGAAATGATGCAATAGTAACAGCACATTTATCTGCTGATTGTGTAACTGCTGATGAAATATTTGTTGGTGATTTATCTTCCGTTTCTGCAACTATTGGAACATTAAGAACAGCAACATCTGGAGCAAGAATGGAAGTACATTCAGATAAAATTCAAGTTTTTGATAGCAATGGCAATGAAAGAGTTAGATTAGGTAATTTATCGTGAGTTATGGATTTAAAACTTTAAAGTCTAATGGTTCAATAGCATTTTCAACTTCAGATGTTACTTGGAATCAAGTTGCTTTTTTTCAAGTTAATGGTGGTTCTAGTGCAAGCAATACTTATTCTGTATTATCTGGAAAAACAGTATTGACTGTTCAAATGTTTATAGACCCACCCAGTACTTCTGCTAAATCTATTGCACACACAGTTTCTCAAAGTGGGAATACTATTAATGTATCTGGTGGCAATCAAAATACTTTAATCTTGGTATTAATGCAATGAGTTATGGATTTTTAGCAACAAATGATAACGGAAAAGTTTTAATTTCTAGCGAAACTAGAAATTTGCATTTTCTAGTCAAAAATACAAATCCTACAGTTTCTAATAGTGCTTCGGATTATGGAGGATTTAAAGAATTAACATATACAATTACTTCATCATATACTCCAGTACCATTTTTTACTATTCCTACAAATGATTATTATGGGATAGTAGGAGTTAAAAATACAAGTGGTACTACTTGGACAATAAAAATGATTAAATCTGGAACTGGAACTACATATCCAACTCTATATGTTTTTGCAGATGCCAGAGGTGTTAGTTCTACTGAAAGTTATGGTATGAAAGTTATGTTAAGCGACGGAACTGCATCTTTTGATAGTAGAAAAGAACCTTTAGCTGTTACAGGAGGAACATCAGTTACACATCCAAGTAATCCATTAACTACTGCTATTTCTGGTTTAAATGCTTTTCAATGTAGTAGTGGAACGACGCATAGCGAACACACTCCAGATAATGAAAGTTCTGGTCAAAATGTAGGAACACTATCTTCAAACCCAATATTTCATTATTCTTCTCTAGCACAAGCAGAAAGAAGAGCAAGTTTTTCTGGAACTACATCAACTTGCATTGGTTTTTCTTATGGAAGTTGTGTTGGTTTTGAAGAAACAGATGCTTTTATATCTACATATTGGGCATTTTATAGAGGTGGAATTAGATTAAGTGGAACTAATGTTTTTGCTGGGTGGATTACAGTCTTAGGTGGTTGTTTTTGGAGTACCAATCAATCGAGTGCTATATTAGGAATTGATACGAGTAACGAATC